TGGTGTATGATTGATGCGACTGGAAAGACTGCTATTTTTATATTGAACAAGTATAAAACAAGCAAGATTCATGGACGAAAGACGATTCAAATTGATAGAACTATTATGCCTATCATACGCCTTTGGTTGCGAAGTAGGGACATTGATATTCCAGAAATTAAGGGAGAGTTTATGCCTCCTTTTCTGTCGTACTCAAATGGTAATCCGCTCACTCGCAACTCTCTTTCGCACAAACTCGGGGAGTTCACGAAAACACATCTTGGGTCATCTGTCAGCACCACCCTTCTTGCCAAGTATTACTCTCATAGAATAGAAGACTGGGATAATGCGACAGATGAAGATATTGAGAAGGCACAGCAACAGGCAGACATACGAGGTCATAGTCTCTCAACACATCTCACAAATTACACTTTAAAAAAATAGATTTATGTATGCGTTAATATTTAAAAGAATATTATGTAGATTAAATAAAGAATATGAGAATTGATGAAATGGAGAGACTACCCAAAGACCACCCTGACCATATCAGTACTACTGGTGAACAGAACCCTAATATCGTGATTGATGACGATGCTCCCCCAGAGCAGTTCAAAGTTGGACAGAAAGTATCAATTACAGGAGGTAAGCATAAGAAACTCGTTAAAGAGGATGAAGTCTGTCTCATTCAGGAGGTTAGAAAGACCTTTCTTGTGGTACAGGTTTCAGGACCTCAAAGTCTTAATGGTCGCACCATTCAGTGCCATCGTAAGTTTATTACTGCTTTTAAGGAAGAAAATCCTGAACCGAACCCTGAACCGATTGCTGAACTTGACAATGGTGGTGTTGAGATGCCGACGATGGATGACTGTGTTGTCGTCAATCAACTCCCCAATGAAGACGAGCAAGGGTCGTCCAATATTACCAGTGAAATTAATGAAGTAGTTGAAGAACCTGTTGAAGAAACAACTACCGAAGTACCACTCACAGAGGAACACATGAAAGACAAGGATGAAATTGTGAGATTGAAGGGTGTCATCAGTGAGTTAGAAGCAGACATTACTTCATACCGTGATATGATGTTAGGTCATCAAAATGAACTTGAATACCTCCGTAAAGAAACAGGACCTACCCAAGAAGAGAAGAAGAAATCAAATGAGAAAATTATTGAATGTATAAAAATTTTATTGAGTCTACAATAAAGATGAGTGAATCCAGTGCCGTAGAGATTCCAAGTGGCAGACTTCAAGACTTTACGATTGACCAGTTCGCAGGAGCATTTGCTCTTTCACTGGGAGCAGTCGGTACTTTATTATTAGTCATATGGCAGTCGCGATGTGCCTGTCGTTGTAGATTAGGTTTGAGTGATAAGTGTTATATCTTTGATTGTGAAAGGAAACCTCCACCTGAACCCGATGATAAGAAAGACGAACCTGTTGAAGATTCACAAGAACCTTCACCCGAACCTGAACCTGAACCTGAACCTCTTATTCCTGACCCAGAACAACCTCCTCAACCTGCGGATGCGATTGAAGAGATTGTTGAGGAGATTGATGAACCGAGACCGAATCCTTAATCTTATAGTACTCCGTTTGGAGTTTTGCTTTTTCTAACTCTGTTTTCATATCAGCAATGATTGAATCAGTCTTTGTCTTTAATTCAAGATACCTTACATCTCCCTCCATCTTTTGCTTTTGGAGTTTTAAGGTCTCCCTATCTAATTTAGTATTTTGACTTTCAAGTCTCTTGACAGACTTTCTTAAACCCGGTGCGTCTGCCTTATCATTCAACATCGCCTCGGCATCCTCTGTCCTTTTCTCTCTTAATTCATCCTCCATCCTTTTCACACAGTTCAAGAGTCTTTGATTCTCTTGTGCTTGAAGATTCATACTTCGTGTGTGTCTCCTTAACATCTCACTCTTTCTGTTCTTTACCTCTTCTAACTCTTCATAAAGTTTCGCAATATCTTCCTTCTCACTCACCCATTCATCCATCTTTTCCTTCATCAACTTCTTTGCCTCTTGTTCAAGATGTTGCTCCATGTAGTGATACTTATTCTCCCAGTCCTCCACCTTGATTGCGAGACGATGATTCTTATCCCATTCCTTCTCTAACTCCTCATATGATGTTTCCAAGTTATAGTCTAATATCGGGATAATCCACTTCACGATGTCGCTGGTCTTACACCACTTATCAACACACCTCGTTATTTCACTCTTCTTGTTGTAATGAGTCTGTGATTGTCTCTTCTTCGTATCATCAAATGCGTACTTGCCATCCTTGTAAAACTCCAAAAGTTGATTTGCGATTCTTTCTTTTTGGTATTGAGAATATTCCATTTCTTAATATTTAGAAATATAAAAAATCTGCTGTTAAAACGCGAATAGGTAAATCCCAAGTAAATAGAAATGGGCGAAATCACCTGATTCATACCTAAAAAGAGGTCTCGTCTGGGACGCTCCCCGTCTTCGTCTAACCACCCTTTTTTTTACAGTATTCTATATGCTTACCTATATACGAGGTGTTTAGAGGTCTATTTTCCCGTAATAAACCACTTTGAAAAAATTCACTTTTTTTAGAAAAAAAAATAAAAGTACTTCACTCTTTTTAAAAAAGTAAAAAATATATTTATCATATTCTTATTCATAAATTTTAAATTTAAATTTCCATATCATACTTTCTTGTAAAAGACCAAAAATGTCTACTTTGTCTAATTTCCCCTTTAAAGACTGTTAGATTGCTATTAGATTACTATTAAATAGCGTTATATCCCCTATCATTGATAGGTAGATTACTTCTTCTTCTTGTTAGATGATACATTCTTCCTGTTAGATGACTTCTTTGATTCCTTGAAACCTTCAAACACATCCTTGGGTCTCACCTTCTTGTCATCTTCTACACCTTTCGGGATGTTGTATTGAAGTTTAGGGTCTACATCTCCATAGTTCAGTTGTACTGGTTTTATAAGTTTATTTCTCATCTTACCACTCTTTTTAATACGAGTCTGTTGTCCTACTGGCATACTTCTTTAAAAATAGAAAATATTTTATTAATTTTATTTTGTTTCTACTAATTAAAAAATGAGTTCACAGTTATTATTCACAGCGTCAAGTCAAAAACAATTCGGTGATTGGGGAACAGGGATTGAAAATGACCCTGATACAGCAGCGATGGGAATAGAAGACCCAAACAACTACAAGAATGATTTGCGTAATACGATTAAAGTACCTGCCAATAGTGAAATCGCAGTTGTCAATTGCGAGGTAAATCGCGATATGTCTTTTCAATTAGATATTGGCGATAGATTCTATTGGTGGTACGATGAACTATTAGAATCTGTCAGTCAAAATAAAGTCGGTTGTCTTCCTTTCCCAATCCTTATGAATACAGTGATAGGAGACGATGAGGATGATATGGGCGGAGATTTAGACCTTAAAGACCTTCCGGGTGATAGATATGCTGAACTGATTCAAAAGGCAATGAGAGAATGTATCTGTATGCCACAGTTTTATAGGACTGCGACATGTACAATAGACCCAGCGGGTTCTGGTCGTAAGTTAAGATTCACTATCACTTCTCACGGGAATCAAAAGAGTACGAACACTGCTCCAAGAATCCCTGATTACACTGCCTCTCCACCTGTTCAGTCTTGGTTAGGTCTTTTCACACAGAACAAGGAAGGTTATAATTGGGACTTACATTGGACAGCAACAACTACGAAAGGTGGTCTTGAAGGTGGTACGATTACCCGAACAGCAAACACTTCTCCTCCTAAACCTCATCCTGCGGGTGATTGGGATAATGTAGGGAGAGTCATCTGTCGTACAGCACCTCTCTCTGTTGTTGAAGGTTCTATGATAGTTGATTTCACTAATTGTCCGGGAGGATGGGAGGTAGGACTTTCAAGACCACAGACTTTCGGTACAGTCAGTTCAAGTACCGAGATTGACCAATTCGTCGGTGCTTTTGAAGATGGTAATATTGAGCAATGTGATTACGTCGTAAAGTATTGGCAACAAGGCGGTGCTGGTAAGAAAGTCATTTCAATTTATCATTTAATAAGAGGTGTACCTCGTGCTGACCTTGACCAAGACAATCCCGAAGGTATGTCTGCTATGCTTCCCGTAGTCTATTATGGAAATACTGCTGGTGGTCGTCCCAATCTCCAAATTGACGAAGATGATATTATTTCTGCTGGTCAAAAGTTCATCGGTTTAAAGTTTGAAGTGAAAGGTGAAGCGATGGAGATTACACTTATGAGTAAGTTGGATGGTTCAGGTACTAATCAAATCATTATGTCTACATTTACGACGACAGGTGATATAACCCAAAAAGTACTCCCTGTTGGTATGAACACTTGGGCAATGTATCCTCTGTTCTCTATCCCTACTCAAAACGAATATCTTGAACTTACCCAATTCTCAACAGACCAAAATGGACTTAACTGGACTGACGCAACTGGACTGACTTATAATTATCCTTTGGATAAGAATGACCGTGCTAATACAGAGGCAATCACGGGTCATCCTGATTTAGAAGATGGGAGTCGTCCTTGGGTTGAGGGTTCAACCTTTTACGGATGGGCGGTCTCACAAAGTGATGCGAGGTATGGTGATGATTGGGGTCCTGCGGGATTGGTCGGGTGGATGTATGAATACTTGAAGACTCGTAATTACTTCTTTAATGGTATGGATGGAGTGGCAGCGACTTACCCAAATCGGTATAAACTCCTTGACGCTCAAAGTGAAGCACCTGAACTGTGTCATGGAATCATCGTTGAAAAGGGTGATTGGGGTGAAGAGTTTTTTGATACTGATGGTGTTTACTCAACTCCTGATGATTACCCTCCTAATATGGCAAGAGCATTGGGCATCCTGTACCGAAACCTCTTTCAAACGATTGATGGCGTCACCTCATCCATAGATGGTAGTAAGGTAGGTCCAACATTCAGGGGCAAGTGGGTCGTATCTGGAAATGATGACTTTGGAGATGAACCTGATATTATGATGATTGAAGTATTACCTTTCAATCATCAGTCATTTAATCTGTGTCGTAATGTCCCTTCCAAGTTAGTCTATGTCGTACCCAAGAGTGATTACAATGGTCGTATCCATGGTAAGATGTTTCACGAGGCACACGATAGGTATTATGTGTCTCTTAATAATCCTGCTGATTTATATATTAATCAAGTTGAAGTAAGATTTACAGATAAGAACGGAGTCACTACAAAAGACCTGACAGGGTGTTCTGTCGTCACCTTCCACATTCAACCTGAACGATTAAGAGGTAAAGATTTTGGTGGAGGATAAATTATCTATATGTATCATAAATGAGTAATAAAGAGAAATATAACAAGAAATATGGATTCGCAAAAGGTACAGCACATAGCATCGCTGATATTTCAAGGAAGACAGGAGTATCAGCAAGTATTTTAAGAGAAGTAGCAAAAAGGGGAAGGGGTGCTCACAAATCTAATCCACAGTCAGTTCGCAGGGCAAGTGATGGTAAGAAAGTAGGTGGAGCATCGCTCAAAGGTAAGATGTCCGCTCAACAGTGGGGACACGCAAGAGTGTACTCATTTGTGATGGGTGGTAAGACTCAATCAACAGCAGATAAGGACTTATGGGCAAAACATAAAGGTAAGAAATAGGTCTCCCTTTTTGAAATATAAACACTAACTTTTTTGATTTTGAAATTAAATTGTACAGAATATTTTTTACATTCTACTTTTGATTTTGAAATAATACCATTTTTAATTTTAATTAAGGAGACCTTTTTTATAAGTATAGAATAAATGGCAAGTAAGACTAATAAACCACTTTACAAACCCTTCAAGTCCTCAAAGGCAGGTAAGAAGATGTCAGTGTATGTGAAAGGGGCAAATGGTAATCCACGATTGATTCACTTTGGTGCGAAAGGTATGGATGATTTCAGGAGTGGTACAGCAACCGCAGAACAAAGGAAATCATATTTAGCAAGAGCAAAAGGTATAAGAAAGAAAGATGGTAGTTTAGCGTGGAAGGATAAGAACAGTCCTAATTACTGGGCGGTAAAATATCTTTGGAAAGGATAAATAATTTTAGTTTTTTAATTTTAGTAATTTTTTGAAAGAATTAGAAAATATTTAGAAATAATTTTCTATATCTTCTATAAATGGCGGACCTCTTACCACAAGTAATTCCAGTTGAAGAGTTAAAATCTACAACTCAACCTGTTCAAACCAATGATGCGGAAATCAAGATGGCAATCAAGGATGTAGCAGAAGGTGAACCTCCCGAAGATGCCTTCAAAGGTGATGATGAGATTATCAAAGCAGAGATTCAAGAAGAGTTGGACAAAGAAGAAGAGGAGATGAAAATAGAACCCAAAGAGATACAACCTGACGAAGAGGTATTTAAGGATGCGAAACCCAAGAAGAAACCCAAAAGACAGATAAGCGATTCTCAACGCGAACATCTCGCACAAGCAAGAAAGAAAGCATTGGAGGTACGAAGGCGAAAGGCACAAGAGAAGAAACTCGCACAGCAACAAGAGAGACGAGCAAAGGCAAAGGCGAAGAAAGAAGCAAAGAATCTCAATACTGTACATAACCCCATGGAGAGTGAAAGTGAAGAGGAAGAACCTGTGAAAGTAAAGACTGTCAAGACTCACGCGATTGAAGACCTTGATGAAGACCTATTAGTCGCCATACAAGAAAAAGCAATTGAAAAGTATGAAGTCAAGCGTAAAGCAAGGAAACAGAAGAAACAGAAGGAACAAGAAGAGAAACAGAAGGAACAAGCGATACATCACGCAGTATCAAAAGCAGTCAAACCCCAAGACCCCGATGATATGTGGTCGGTATGTTTTGCGTAGTTTTTTTTATTATTAAATAATATACCTCTTATAATAAATGGATGCTCCTGTCGTATTACCAGTCAAAGACCCTCCAAGAGAACAACAGAAACCATTACATCCTAACCTTCCTCAACCTCCCGCATTACTATTGATGATAAGTCCAATCCGTACCGGTAAGAGTACGATTATCTCTAACCTTTTACTCAATAGTAATTTCTATGGTCAAGACTACTTTGATGATACAATAGTCATATCACCTACGATTTACAATGATAAGACATCACGCTTTTTAAAGAAGAGTTGCTCATGTTATGATGAGTACAGTGATGAGTTGTTAGACCAAATCCTTGATGAACAGAAGAGTTATGATGATTTAGAGATGAGACCTGATATTGCCTTGATTTTAGATGATGTGATAGGGATATTCAAAGGTCGTCAAGGACGCGAACCAAAGATAAACTCACTCGCATCAAGATTCAGGCACTATGGTATTAAGTTATTACTGATGTCCTCTCAAAACTACCGGAAAGTCTCACCAGTCATTAGGTCTAATGCGACGCACATGATTATTGGTTCTCCATTCCCTAATAATAAGGAGTTGTCAAAGATTGCCGAAGAGATGGGAGACCAATTTGGAGGTGCTGATAATTTCTTGAAGATATATCATCAAGCGACACCCAATAAGTATGATTTCCTGTACCTCAATCTCACTGAAAATCCGCCTCAGGCGTGGCACAAATTTGAGAAGGTAATCGCGTTGGGTGGACAGAAAGAGAACCCTGCTGATGCTATTACGAATCTTGCTGGGCAAGGTCTCCCTAATCAAGATAATAAAAATAAAAAAGATGAAAATAAAATAAACACAGAAGTTAAAAAGTAAATGGACGAAAGAGCATCAAGTATGTTAGGAATGGGTAATTCACTCCTCCATCAAGCAGAGGCAACAAGACGCACGATTAACAACAATATAGGCAATATCAAACAACAGACACAGAACTCACTTCAAGATTTAAGAGGTCAAAGAACCACTGATAAAGAAGAAGATTTAGGTATGGATACAAAGGATACTTTCACAATGATTGGAGACGCAAGGAGACTTCAAGGGTCGGTACAAAGGGCAAGAACACTCGCAAAAGGCAGAGCAGGTGCTCAGGCAGGTGAGCAAGTCCTTCAAAACGCAGGTACTTCGGCAGAGTATGACCGTGCTGTTGCGAATGCGTCAGGTGAAGTGGGAAAGATGGGGACTTTTAAAACCTTTGTGAGTCCTTCCTTCCAGTCAAGCGAAGCATCCAAGACTTATGGTGAACTTGCTGAAAGAGTGGGTCAAATAGGAGAAGAAGGTGAAGCAACTACAAAGGCAGCGAGTGGAATACCTCGTATCATATCAAGGGTCGCGGAGGTTGCTGGGGAGAGTGGTAAGTCAGCAGCAGCGATTGGTGATGTTGTAGGACATGGATTAGGTGTAGCGGTCGCAGGTGTGGACATCGTGAAAGATATTGCTGGTTCATATAGTACGATGGATGCTCAACAGAAGAGAGGAAACATACTTGGGATTGCGGGAGGAATCGTTGATGCTGTAAGTATGGCAGTTCCTATCTTCACTCCTCTTGCTGTTGGTCTCAATATTGCTTCGTCATATGAAAACTATGAAGGAGATGAAGCAAAACCAGAGTTTGAAAAGACCAAGTCAGGAGGTCTCATGGACCAACAGAAGCAAAGAGTCGCACAGCAAGAGGCGGTTGCGAAACAAGATGCTCCTGTTTCTGTTGCCTCAACAGGACAAGTCGCACAAAGTACTCAATCAGCAAGACCTCAAAGTTCGGGTGTCGCAGTATTTTAATTTTTTTTTTATTTTAAAATTTTTTTATAACTCATAATTAAAAATGAGTTTCTGGTCCACCGATGATAAAATCCCTATCGTCCAAACAAAAGTCAAAATCCCCGCCGAGAATGGTCTTACCTTCAATGACGGAGGTCTAATCCACATCAACATCCCCGCCAACTCTGTTGGTTTCTTCCAACCGAAAGAATCGTACCTTGAATGGACGGTCAATATTAACACCTTACCAACTGCCCCGACTCGTCTTCAATTAGACGCAGAATTAGGAGGACAGGTCTTAATCAAAGACATTCGCATCTACTCGGGAGGAGCAGGAGGCGTTTTACTTGAAGAAATCCAAAATTACAACACTCTTACTGCTATTAAGTATGATTACGAAAGTGATGATACGATTAGAAAGAAACGGGCATTGACCGAAGGGAGTACTTACTTCTCACAGGCGTGTCGCAACACTCGTGGTGTAAGAAAGAGTGATTTGAATAATGTCGGGCATAACCCATACTTTCAACCTTATACATGGGGTCTCTCGCAACTCCAACCTGTGAAAACGGAGTTCAGTGATGCCTACAATGGAAGTGTCTCTGGAACTGCGAAAGCGAATGTAGGTCAAAATGAAGTTAAGTGTTTACTTCCTATCAATACCGGTATATTCTCCAATGACCGTGTCTTCCCCGCGATGTTGACGGAAGGTCTTCGTATAGAAATATTACTGGAAGATGCCCCGAAATGTTTAAGACAGTTAGACCAAGTCTCTCGTGTAAGAGGTTTCCGCTCTGTACCCATCTTCCACTCTATCAGTGGTCATGACGTCGGTGATTTATCAGGAGCAGCACAGATTTGGGCGAACACCAAGACAACTGATACTATCTATGTCAAGCGTGATAATAACATGACTGACTTATCCAACTTCCCTCTTGTTGTTGGTGAAACATTTGAAATCTGTGATACGCAGATTGACATTCTTGCTGTCAAATCACAGCAGGTCGTCAAGGTTGAAGACAATGCTGGTTCGGGTAATGACTTCTGTAAGATTAAGTCTATTGGTTGGGCGGTCGGTGATTCAACCAAACCTACGACTGTCGCGGGAGGATACTATGGTATGATTAAAGTAGGATTAGATAAAACTATGAAGAATAGTTCGGGTATTGATGTGACGGGTACTCTTGGTAAGTTCGGTCTTGTCTCTACTTCGGTGGCAGCAGGACTTGAACCAACACTTGTTGGTGGATTCACAGGTGCTTCCTATCAGGTCAGCGATGTCAATCTCGTCTTACAGAAGTTAGAGATGCCTCAGGGATATGTAAGAAAGATGATGTCTATGATGAAATCAGGAGGTACGATTAATTATGACTTCTTATCTGCCACTAACTACAAGTACTCTCAACTTGCGAGTGATGTTGTTGCGAACATAAGACTCCCACTCAATCAAACGAGAGCGAGAGGTATTCTATCAGTACCCACTGACGCACAGGTCTATCCTGATTATGTTCAAATCTCGGGATATGGTGGTCAAGAACTGGGTATGTTAAATGCTAATGGTTCAGGTAATACTGCCGATGTCATACCTGATAGTACTGGTTGTACCTATGTTGAGACTCCTCCTAATAAGGAAGATGACCATGGTTCAGGTACGGATGGTCCGCAGGGTTGTCTTGACCAATCCATCTGTTCCGTTCGTTCGGGACTCGTTGGTATTTGGGACAATGCGACCCAATATCAGTGGTTCTACAATGGTCAGTTGAATCCAAGTCGTCCTGTAAGTACTCGTAAGATTGCGAACAAGACTTCCATTGGACAGCAACCGCTCATTGAGTTAGAGAAGGCACTTGCGGTCTGTGGTGTACGCCCTCTATCGTTTAGAAAGTATCACGAGAATGCGGTCATTGGTCGTGCTCTATCATTACAGGATGGAACTTATGATACGACTGGTAAAGACTTCAATTTACAGATTGAATATACTGAAACGGATGCTGGACTTCAACCGGTCAAGAACAAGTTATGGATGAACTTCGTCCATCACATACGCAGAATAGTAATCAAAGGTAATCAAATTAGTCTTCAAGTTTAAAAACTCTTTTTTTTAAAATTTTATTTATAATTTTTTTTTATAAGTCTGTCATAAAAGAATGTCAAACCAACAACCAACCGTAAATCTTGAAATCGTTCCTTCCAATGTCGCGTCGTCGGGAACTATCTCCTACAAAAATGGGAATCCTATTATTCAGTTCATTATAGGCGAACAGCAGAGAGCACTATTAGGTCGTACTGTAAGACTCGTCGGTAAGTATCGCGTAAGAAATGATACAGGTGCGGGTGCTGGGTCATATGTTCTCAAAACTGATGAAACCTTCCAGAACAACAGATTAGGTGTATACTCTATCATTGACCAACTTGTCATCAAATCTCAAATTACTCATCAAACCATAGAACACATTAAGCATTACAACAGGTTCTGTTCCTCTTTCATTCCAGTCCTAAACTCATTAGAAGATGGAATCGGGCATTTAAGTGAGACTGCCCTCATTATGCCTAACTTTAAGTGTTTCAAAGATTCAGTACTTGCCATCCCTTCCCAGCGTGGTTCGGGCAACTCCTTCTGCTGTCATCTGCCATGTGGTCTCTTCAATGGTGTTCAGGCAGTCCCATTAGCAGCGACAAAGGGTCTCTTGGTTGAGATTCACCTCGCTCCTGATAACAATGTCTTATACACACAGGATGGTTCAGTTGGTCTTGCGAACGCTTACTATGAATTAGAAGATGTGAGACTCGTTGCCGAAGCGACTGCGATGGATAGTGATACATCGGGTACATTTGAATACAAGTCAGTTTCATCGTACTACACCTCTATTAACTCATCTAACGCCATCATTAACTTCAATCTTGGTCTATCAAGAGTATTAGGGGCATTTATGAGTTTCTTACCTGCCCAGAACATTAACAATTTAAGACAAGACGGTATGGCGACAAGTGTTCTTGTAGGAGGTACGAATAATTATTTGGATGAGGATTCTTCCACCAACTCGGTTGCTCCTATCAAACAGGCGGTCTTCATGAAAGGTGGTCAGCGTTTCCCATTAGAATACAACCTTGACACGATTCAGCAAGGATTACCGAACACTGTTGTCGGTAATCACAATCAAAATAACTCTGTTGACCCAGCACTCCAAAGGAACTTTATGGATGCTGTAAGAGGTTTCAGTCAAATTGGTCGCTCCATGGCATCTACGAACAACACTTTCCTTGATTGTCCTATTGGAAGTCTTTCGCAACAGGCACTCGTTGGTGGATTTGACAAGACTGTTGCCGAAGGTGGTTCTGTTTTCGGTGTTGGTGTGAACTATGATAGTATTAGTGATGAAGGTCAGGATTTCTCCACGGAGAACTGGGGTGTCCAGTTAGAAACGGGAATCACCCAAGATGTACCTCACTCGGTATACCTATTCATTCACGCCAAGAACACACTTGTCTTTAATGATGGTGGTGTTCAGGTAGTTTCGTAGAGAGACCTCTTCTCAATTTTTTTAAATTAGTTTTTTAAAATTTTTAATATATCTATATTAAAAATGTCTCAATCGTACAACCCAAATCAAGATTCTCAAATGAGTAAAGTTGAACCTGCCGTCAGTTCCTCCAACCAAATCCCCGACCTTTTAAAGATAGGAGCAATCCCTACGGATACAAGTATGGATGTTCTTACTGATATTCTTGACCCTGTCGTCCAGAATGATACTTTCATTAGATTCGCCTTCCAGAATAAAGGTATTCTTCACTCTATGTCAAAGATTAAGTTCGGTTTCACGAATGCGAACCAAAACTCATGTCTCCCTATCAATGTTGGATTATATGCTCTTATCCAGAGAGTACGCCTAACGATTGGTGCGAAGACCGTATGTGAAATTGATGATTTCAATCAGTTCATGGCATACAAAGGTCTCTTCGTTTCACAGGAAGCGTATAAAGAAAGAGAACAGTACCTCACTTCAAGAATCATGGCATATGGTTTTGAATACAAGGACAACACGGTTGACCCAGCAGCAAACTTTCAGTTCGGTTGGGCGGGTTCTAACCCTAATAACGCGACTGTCAGCGATGGTGTGATGGCACCGGCAAACACCGAAGCAGAAGCAATCAATATTGACAATGGTTGGTGTCCTCTCCTCACCTCTCAACAGCATTCGTGTGATACAGGAGGTGTTGAGCAGTTTATGAACAAAGATGCGACACAGGGAGCAGCGGAGGGTGATGGACATCCTATCTATAAAGCGGGATACTGGACTAATTTGAAGAAGTCGGTTGCTCGTGCTGTCCCTGACTTTCAGGTCTCTATTGCTGACCTCTGTCCTTTCTTACGCACCCAGCAACTTCCTCTGTACATGATGGATGAGTTAGTCCAGTTAGAAATATTCACTTCTGCTCAAAATGAAAGACTCTACTGCCCCGGTCATGACGATGGTGTTGCTGTGATTAACCCAACGGAAACTCAACTCATTGCTGATTACATCTACTACCCACAGGAGATGATGGTTGCGTATGCGAATGCGAATCGTAATCTCACATTCACCTATGTTGATTATCGTCTATCCAAATACAGTGTCGCTGGTAATAACGCACAGATTCCAACGACCCAGTTGATTCGTAATGTAGGAGGTGCTGGTCGTATTATTACTCGTGTCTTTATGGGTGTTCAAGACCGCACACCCGGTTTAAGAGCGATGAACGGACAGTACAGAGCGGATGCTCCTGAAAGAGACTATTCAAATGGTGCGACAAGTGTCGCCAATGTCAATGGCACTGCGACTCTCAACTTAAAATACAACGATACTTTCTTATATCCCGTTGATGTTGATAATTCTGCGAGACATTTTCACAACACCGCTTCAACCGAAGGTCTTACTCCGTACACGACTCGTGAAGTCTATTCTGCGGAAGGTGAATCGCTCTCTGGTGGGTCTCTCCAAGTCGCCAGTGCGACTAAATCTTTCACTGGTCCGCCCGGTGCTCACATTGACACTGATTTATCAGGTACTGCTTTCTTCGTTGGGTGGAGACTTGGCGACAACCAGAGGATTAACTCGCGTGGTATTGAACTGTATATGACTTGGTCTAACTCTGTCGCATCTGCTTCGGGATACTTACAGAGAGTCTGGTTAGAAACTATCAAACAACTTACTCTTGAAAATGGTCGTGTGAGTATTCAATTTGCTTAAAATTCATTTTTTTAATAATTTTATTTATAAATATAATAATATAATGGAAGGATATACCGACACTATATTAGTAGACTGTAATCGGTCTAACAGTGAAGAAGGAAAAGCGAACAATAAAGAACAGTACTCTCAATTTACCTGTAAGACAGGCACAGGTATTAAGGTGAATCCCGGCGACCAAATCTCTGTTCATTCAGGATTTGTGAGTGAAGTTGGGTGTGGTCAAGGTGTCATTGAACTCACAGGTAAGAATCTCATTACTGAATATCAAGTGGAACAGACAGTTCAAGACCTCGGTCAAAAGTATTTTAATATCGCAAATGATTCAGTTGATGAACCTTATCCTCCATTTCGTAGTTTAGAACCATGGGGAGCGGGATATGTGGGATTTAGGAATCAAAGTACGACATATCAATTGAAGGATAATGAAGTACATCTATCATTATCATACTATAAGAACACGAATGGTCAGGGATATATTCATTTACCCCGAAGATTTGATGCTGATAAAGACTTATTTGACCCTAATGATTCAAATTATAATCATCCTGAATGGGTGAATACTCTTCAACCAGAGAATTCAAACGGACCAGAGGACACCTACCAACACGGAAGATGTATGATGATGTGCCGATATGCCATTCAACGACTCTATAAAGACATACGATACTATAAGGAAGGTACAGCACCTGCTCCATTAGGACCGAACTTTGACTCAATGAGAGATAAAACACCTGACCAAGATACAAGCAGACTTTGGAAATTTAAGAATGATAATTCAAGATATACTCTGTTCGTATTAACAGACCAATATTTCGGTGAAAGGACACGGAATGGATATTTCGTACCTGACACTACGAAGTATAAATCAACACAAGACCCTTTTGGAGACCCTGCGAATGTGGATAATACTGGACCGAACAGAGATATTTTCGCAGTGAATGGTGATACTGATAATGCCCGAGACCCTTGTTTGTGTGAATGGATTAAGTATAAGGAAGATAAGTTAATATCATTAGAGAAAGGATTTCAAGCACCTCAAAGCATCGCTGATAATCTTACAACACAACTCAATGAAAGGTCTGCTTCCCGTACTATCATAGGACAGGCAGGAGGTAAAGTCCCAGTAAGAGCGACACCAACGACACAGTCTCTTCGTGGAATGGAACAGGTTGAGGTCTCTATTGAGAGTGATAGTTCAACTTATAAAGGTTTTGGGTGTGCGACAGCATTCACATTTGAGAAGCAGAACTATGTGAATTACTGGTCAAATCTTGCTGTCGTATCACCTGCGGGATTTAATACAGGAGTACCGGGTTCAATAGCGGTTGATGATGGATTGAGAGTGATGGATTATATGAGGAACTATCAAACGATAGGTGTAAAGAGACCTGACCTATGGTATACAGGAAGAGAAGTTTTAAAGAAGTGTCAACAGATTAGTAATAATGCTGGTGATGATTGGGTTGGTGTGGGTGATGCTCCTTTGAAATCGTGGAGAAATGTACAGTATCCTCGTATGATGAATGCTTTATCTTACGCCGATGGTAGAGATGGTGAAATCATAACTCAATTTGAATGGACTCCTGAAAACTTGGTTTTATTAAAAGCATGGTTTGATTCCCAAGCGGAAGATGAAACTTTATTTGATTCTACAACGAGTATGGTGAATCAAAATAATAGTCAGTTTAAGAATGTTGGTCTCAATACCAAGAATGCTCGGTTTATTCATATGAATATTGAAGACCGACCATCCGCTCCTGACCCTCTCACTCATCAAAATCTTGGAGATGACCAATATGAAGCAGAACCAATCACCTACCCAACAGCGAATGGAAACTTCACAGGACAGAGGCAATCAGCACCACTCTTCATCTATCATGATGAGAAGGCAAAGGATAATGCTTGGGGTGGTGATTCAGTAAATGATATGTACTTTGGATTTGCGTTAAAGAGGACGATTAACAAGACAGAGGCAGGTGCGACCTTTCCCTTTGAGTGTATCGCATTCAATACGAGTGAGATAGGAGGTATTTCTGCGGAGTTTTGGACTGGTGGAGGTCCTGTCCCAACACCTGCTGATGATAATTACTATATCAATGCGAGGAAAGATGGAGTTGTGAATTATTCCAGATTCTGTGGTCCTGACCCTCATTTCAATGCCTATGGTACTGATGCGATAATGCTCTATGCTGGATATTTGAATGGGAATGTGAATAATCATTCATTCTATACTGGTACATCTACGCAGGTTTATACGACACTCACAGCATGGCAACAAGCACAGAACCTTCAAAAGAGATTGGTCGGGGCATCTGCTCCCGCCGTAGTCTTTGACCCTGATAATAGTAAGTTTCAGTTCACATCACTTCATACTCCTGAATATACTGGGAATAATTTTGACGCAGGAGGTCCTGATGGTACTGATGTGAATACTGATGCGGGAGTGCCTGTTTGGTATTTGAACAAACGCATAAGGCGTACTGACTTTACACCTGATATGATGCCTTATCAAATTGACTTATCAAGTGAACCTGCCAAGAAGACTCCTGTGAAGTTTGCTCCTATGAACTGGAACATAGAACCTTGGACGATATTTGATGCGGATGGTGGTATATTCATTGATAGTTTTAATGTGGGTGAATTAGATTGGGATAGGTCTATGATGGGTATATTAGGGTTTTCATATAATCAGTTTAATTCAAAGAATCAGGCAGATACGAGACAAACTCGTATTAATGATAATATAGTCTTTGACCCATCGGGAAGTCTCACAACGAATGCCGTAGTGAATGGGAGTGATATTATTCAGTGGAGGTCTAATCAATTTGGAGCGAATCTGTATAATAATCAAATGCCTATTGGTATGATTGACCAAGACTCAAAGTTCGCGGCAGCGGTGACGACTCTACCATTCTTACCAGTTGTGAGTGAGAAACAGACATCAGCGAGTATTCAAGCAGAACACCTCGCACGAAAGATGCTTACACCTTACTATCTTGTACGAAGTGATATTGTGAGCGACCATAAGTTTCAGGGTGGAGCGGATGGAGGTGAGGCACTACCGATTGTACATGTAGTGAATAAGGAGAATGGATTTGGTGATTTCTTCTTTCAAAGTGAAAGTGAGAATACCTTTACGGTGACCAAGTCTCGTGTGATTAGTGAAATCACAACATCCATTCATAATCCTGATATGACTCTTGCGTCTACAACGGATGGTTCGGGAATCATTTATAAGATTCAAAAGAATAATACCAGTGATTTAGACATTGCGTCGCAAGTGTTAAATAAAAATAAAAAGAAGTAATATAATGGACAAAGGAGATGGTTCTCAAAAGGAGATGACTATTGAGGAAGCAAAGATGGGAGTCTGGCAGATACTTCAAGCAACCAATGAGAAAGCAGAATGCGATGAAAGACCTTGTGAAATAAGAGAATCATCAGTGGAAGGTGGAGGTGAAGGATTGTTCGCAACTCGTGATATTGAGAAAGGTGAGTACATTACCACATATCCTGTATGTTGGGTTGTGGTGACGGAAGAGGGTAAAAGGTCATATGCGACATGTCAAGATATATATGAGAATTATGAAGACTTGGTAAAAAAAGAAGATTATTTAAATCAAAAATGTGGTAATTATTCTGTTGGATTATTTGAGGACTTTACGATACTCGGCGACCCTGATGTAAGATATGATAATAGGTTATTTGCCCATATGATTAATGACTTATCTGTCGTAGGTGAAGATGAATACGATGTTGACAAAAGGAATGTAGCATTCTCATTTTTAGATGTTCATGCTATTAAGGATATTAAGGAGGGTGAAGAATTATCAATCTGTTATGGTAGAGACTATTGGGATACTCCTTTGCCTGATGGTACAACAAGGAGAGGTATGATAGGTCAATTAGATTGTGGGCAGTGTTGGGACTGTAAGGAGAATCCTGATTGTCCTGCGAAAGTTAGTGAGTTAGACCGTTCATTGAGGGATTAATCTCTTCCCCAATATTATCTTTATGAATCCAAGCGAAACAGTACTTATCACATTCCATAGGAGGTAAGTATACGAATACATAGTCTTTTTTCTTACCTTTCATCTGTTCTTGATTTTCCGGTTCTTGCCCAACAAGGCACGAAGAGTATGATTTGTCATTGAGAAGGTGGTGAGGCATTTTATTATTTTATAGTATTAAATCTTTATACTATATTTCAAATTTTGGATTCCAGCAAAAAAGGTCTCCCTTTGTTTGTAATAAACCGTACTTTTTGTGATTTTACATTTTGAATGTATAGAAATATTTTTCCATTATACTTTTGATTTTTGGAATATTGTGTTTTTAATTTAAATTAGGGAGACCTTTTTGTGTTTCAACATTAGAATTAAAAAAGGTATTAATACTAAATGGATACTCCTATTGAAAAGTTAGATGTCCATAACATCATAGAGGTACAGAGGATGCGTACCTTATTAGTTAAGCATCCTGATTTATTAACTTTATTTGATGAATTAATGGTAATAATAAATAATAAATTAAATACTGAATCAGTAGAATCTTGAAAACTGAATGGGGTCTCCATCAACCCAGTCATTATCCTTTGTACCTGAACAGATGACAGATGATACATCTATGCTGTTTTCCTTTTGATTGACTTCACAGATACAGACTCTCCATTTATTCTTATCAGGATTACTATCACTATCAGCAAGTTTCTCCCGAAATGTTTTGAATGTATTATCTTGACCTTCTCTCATTGCCTTTTTATTTGCTTTCGCCTTTTTCTTTTGACCTTTTGACATCTTGTTAAAAGCATCACGCACTGTAAGAGCATCAGCAGTATTATAGTTTAAGTCATCATCAACTTCTGCTACATCTCCATTGGGATTAATCGCTCCACCAAACCAGTATGATTCACCATATACGGTGAGTATCTCTTCACCTTTCTTGATGTCTCTTGATGCGACCATACGAGTTGATAGTTGACAATTACACTTACTATCACTCTTACCATTCATCATCTTATAATACTCCTCTCTATATCCTTTGGGTGTCTGTCCTACGAAGTACGCTCCATCATTGGCGATACAACCCCTAAACCAATGATTCGGTTGTTTACTTAATGGGTCTCCCCATATATGAACATAACCATCACTACCGGAAAATGAGAATCCATAGTCATTGATACGATGTGTCATACGACCTTCGGCATCTCTTAATTCTTTCATAATCCTTTCAGGGTTTCCTTGTTCATCATATGGATTCCCATATCCTATAATCCCCGCATTTTGAATACAAATCCATTTCTGTTGGTCAGCGGAGTATTTCTCTTTATTATCATCAGTAGGACACAGACGACTATCACTTACCCAATCCATCGGGTAGTAAGCAATGAGTTCTCCTTTCTTGATGTCTCTTGTTGCGAAGAGACCATTACCGTACTGACATCCTTTAATTTCTGTGGGTGCTGTATCATCGGGAATCTGTGAGTGTTTATGAAACCAATTGACAACCTGCTTACGATTAATCCAATCACCGAACAGATACTTTTCAAAGAAACCTACGAAAGCATTCTTGGGCATATTTTGATTTGCCAAGTCTTTCGCACATCTCCATTCTTCGTACTCCATAGGTTTCCCATTATTATCCTTTCCTGTGAAGTGATTCGGTATTTGCTTACCAACATGTTTCGCTGTCTCACCTTTAAGAATAGACTGAAATCTATCATTGAATGCGTAGATGATTTCATACGCATTTTCAAAGTCAATCTTACCATTACTCCTAAAACCCAGTTGAATTGCTGTGATTAGTGAGTTGGTTTGGTCTTCATCTTCATTGTGTCCCATCAAAGTCGCACATGTCATGATGGCATCAGGTTCACTCATACTGCGAATGCCTTCGGGTGTGAATTTATACACTTGTCTCATTGAATCACTCATTATACTTGTTTTATTATTTTATTATGAGTTTCTTGACGCTAAAAAAAATTATCTTATTAATATTATTATTATTTAAAGTTTAATTATTACGACTTAAAGGATTTAAATTATGAGTCAAAATAGATTGAAGTTTCAGGATTCAGTCGCTCCATAGGTTTCCAGTGATGTGCTTCTTGGTTCATTGCTTTGATTTGGACATTGTAATGGTCTTCTTGGATGATGCCGTGCTCCACAAGACCTGCCAGACTTTCATCAAGTAGATACATGACTTCCATGAGTCTCGCATGGATTCCTTTGAGGATGAGACAATCCTCTTTGGTGGGAGACTCTGCGAATCGTATGTACGCTTCAAAGCATTCCACCATGATAGTAGACCATTGAATCATACAATCAGAGCGATTGACACTGTGCTTCGCGAAGTCTTGGACCTTTTCCTTGGCAGGACCGTCAGGGAGAATCATTGCCATCATACCGAATGTCATTTTCTCCGCCTTCTCTTTTTCATTGGATTCAAGGAGTCTCTTGTGCTTGAAGATTTCATATCCATAGGAGTCCGGTTGCCCCACTCCTAACTCTTGATTTGCCTGTACCCAAGCATCATTGACTTCTTGTTGACTCGCGGTAGGACCAGTCAACTCATCAACCCTGTTCTTGATTGCTGTTTGGCGGTCTTGGAAGATTTCCTGCTTTGTCTCCCGCTCTCTCTTGCGTCGTGCTTGTGCCTTCTTCTTCTGTCCTTTGGAGAGTTTCTTGTTGGTCGGCATGTTTATGATTGGTTTTTATGTACTACTATTCTGTAAATAAACTTTCAAAGTTTGTGGAAATGTTTATTCAAAGGATTAAAGATTAAAGACCTTTTTGGGTGTGGGTGTTCTTGGAAAGAGTTATTCAAATTTTGAGAACCCCCGAGGATTTTGTGTTTAATGGTTCTTGGATATGGAAAATCAAATTTGTTTTTTTCAACAGGAGGTCTTACATAAAAAAATTATCTAATTAGTTTTTTGTCTTTTTGATTTTTTAAATTACAGATTAATTACGAGGTTCTTGGCAATCTCCCACTTATCCACCTGTTTAGGAACAGGACCGAGTGTGAAGAACTTCTCTCGCGACCAACTCTCCAACTGCTGTGTCCCGAAAGTATCAATGATTTCCTTAATACTCGGGACATCGTCAAGACCCCAAACGATGTGTGAATTGATTATGTAAGGAGATTGTGGGGCATTCTCTACGATGTGTCTGTCCATCTTCATATTCTTACCTTGTGAGACATCAATGATATAGTCTCCTTCATAAATGATACAGTGCCTGATGGAGTTCTTGGTTTTGGTATATGTGAGGTCAATGATTGCGAGTTTCCACAGAGGATTCTTCATCTTGACGAAGTGTGCGTGATTCTTACGAAAGCAGTCTCCGTGTGCCCCTCCCCATTTGGCAACGACTTGCTTAAAGTCTTCCAAGTCATCTGATTCATGTACATAGGACTTATCACAAGACTCGCTGTCGCAGGTGAGGTATTCGTATCCATTGTCAAAGTCTTTGAGGTGATTCCAGAACTCAATCGTCTTGTATCCCGCCATTACGATGTGTTTGTGTGTAGGTGTTCTTGGAAAGTGTTATTCAAATTTAGAGAAGCGATGTGTATTTTAGGTATGCTACTCTTACCATACAGAGTTTCAAATTTTAGGAAAGGAACACCTGTGTACTCATAAAAAATTATCTAATTAATTTTTTGTCTTTTTGATTATTTATACGATGAATATTCTACTTATCCGTACTCCCACCAGACAGATTGACCTCCCGCAGACTCCTTCCTCCGCCACCCCATCTTGCCTACTACGATACGGAGTTTCTTGCCCTTGTTCTTCATTACATACGCAGATGCGTTGTAAGGACACTCGCGGTGTTTGGGTACGATGTAGTGATGCCACCACTTCTTGTTGGGTGTGGTCATTTTGTGAAAGTCAATACGACTCTTCATCTTGGTTTTCTTGATGAGACCCCAAGCGAGTTTCTGGTCTTCCTTGGAGAATTCTTCATGACACATCTCATCTGTGAGTTGACAGAGTGCTCGGCATTGGTCGTACTCTTCAAAGTATGGGTCAAAGACTATTTCATCCTTGTCGTTCACGACCCACACATGATAGTCTCCCTTTGCTACGATTTCTGGGATTGTCCGCCGAGGTGCTTTGAGGAACTTCTCCATTTCTTCATTCATCCTCTTGGCGAACCAGATTTCTTGGAGTTTCTGTTCTTCTGTCTGTTCAGGAATGTTGGAGACTGTCTTCTTCGGTCCAAGGCGACTGCTGGTGAAGGTCGCTTTCCTACCCATGAGTTGTTTTGGTATGGTACAGTTCTGTAAATAAACTTTCAAAGTTTGTGGAAATGTTTATTCAAAGATTAAAGATGTGTGAGGTGTTCTTGAAAGCGAAATTCAAATTTTGACAGAGGTCGCAGAAAATAGGATGATACTGCTCTTACATACCGAGTTTCAAATTTGGTTTGAGCAAAGAGGTCGTACATAAAAAATATAATATATGATGTTTTTTGTCTTTTTGGTTTTTTTAAATCAAGATTAATTATTCAGGGTCGTCAGGAGCATCCTCATCCATTCCTTTAATAGTATCAAGTGTCATCATGATGCGGTTGTGGATGACCCTATCATTACAGGCATTACAGATTTTTCCCTCGGTCAAAGGATATCCGTTATTGCCCCATTTATTTTCACACCTCTTGTCGCACAGGGCACATTGTGGGTTTGGAGGAGTGGTGTCCTCTAATCCTACCAGTCCCAGCACTTGTGAGAGCAGGTATGCTTCTCCCTCTTCTCTTTCCACTCTTTGACCATTGACCAGCACAGGTTCTGGGATAGGCATCATGACATCACCGTTGAGGTATTTGTTGATTTGGGTACGGATAGGGCAAGACATCTTTGTGATGTGTTTTTTGGAGTTTGGTAGTCTTGTTATAGAACTTTCAAATTTTGGGAGGGTAAGGTGATGGCGATAGGAACTCTTATGATTTTTTGTTCTGCGACCTCTTATGATGTCTTTTTGGAGTATG